GTGAAAGTCCCAGCAATTTAGTCTCCGGGGGGTTAGCAATAGCCTCACGCGCCAGCATGTTTCGGCGTGCTGGTAGAAAACAAAGTGTTCAAAGTCGCGTTGGCCGTGAAGGCCAAAGTCGAAGGCGCGCAGGGAGGACGGTACGTCGAAATCCCGAAGTTAGACAAGTCACGGAGCCGTTGGCCGTGACGAGCACCCCGTTGCAATCAACCGGGTGTCAATTACTAACGGAACAGAGTGTGCCTCACACCTGGGCGGACCGTGTACGGTCTGTCAACCCAGAGGCAATCGCCGAGCCTATGGATGTCCAGACCTATATTGATTTGGATTTTCGGGCTCTGATACCACCAGTAATGGTTCAAATAAGTCGACTGGATCGGTGTCCAGGCACTTGCGCAAACGACAAGCTGTACGGCATGCGTTGCGCAAATGCGAGGTCAATCCAGCAAATCACAAACATCCCTGTGATTGTATGTTGTGCGGACTGTGCCAATGTGACAGATGTCTTTTTCTCATACATAGGAGAATCCGTGACTCGAATGGTAGATATGAGATTGCAGACTACACTTGTGGCTGTAGATCTTATGAGGATGCCAGGTGCCCTACTTGTAGAAGCTACTTCTCAACTTGCTGCTGGGGGCAAAGGTCATGTAATAGGTGTAACACCGTCTACGGCGAATGTCTGTGTGACAATTATGAACAATCAGGAATCAATGATGTTGGAACTGGTGAACAACAAATTAGTGGACAAGAAGATGGTTGGCCGCAATGTTTGGCAGATCGAGGACTCATGGGACTCAAGTTACCTCGATCGACACTTAAGCTATTGTCAAGATGTGGTTTCCGCTCTGGGACCATTGCTGGCGTTCAATGCCAAAGCGATAGTTTTGGAGCCAGACCAAACAGTAGTGATGATAGTGCCAATAGGAGAATTGACATTCCTAAGAGGCCTCCACGAAAAATTGATGTACAGCGAGATGGGGGCACGCCAGATACTGAAAACTGTGCGGACGTCAAACCTATTCCGTGCCCCAGAACTAGGCAAAGTCTCGGTGACCAACCCGGAGTTCATAGACAGATTGATGGTGAACAACGGGATAAAAGTGGAAATTGCAAGCCTACAATGAGTGATCGACAATTGACTGATGAATTAGTTGCTTACGTCAGTTTTCAGAGAATGGGGTTGGTGTTAGATGACCAATCCCTGGTCGCAATTAAACGCAAAGCGGAAGCCTTCTTTAGACAGCACGATGTTGGTGATGTTGTCAAAGAGAGAATTATGGCCAACGCTATACCTAGGGTGCTCAACCCATCTAAATTGAATGATGTGACATCGGAGTGGATGAAAAAGAATAGGTTGAGTAACGTGCAAATTCAGAATGCAGCTTATCAAGGGTTCAGGTTGAAAAAACCCGGGATACTGAATAGACTATGGTGGTGGGTTAATGGGCCCACTCGGGGACAAAAGATGCGATCAAAATGGTTGGCAGCACATCCAATACGTGTGCTGCCTGCAGCCCAATGACAGTGGTGGTTACGTGACACCCCGAGCATCTGTAGAGGCGGTACAGATGCAGTGACGGGTGATCACGTGACAACCAATTTCAACCAACCAATTGAATGTGTTCATAAGTCAAAGGTTACGCAACTCGTACCGCTTTTGAATGTGCCAGGCAATTTTGTTTGCACGGCATATACAACATGTGGGATGAACGAGCGTGTTGCATTGGCTGAGAGGCATGGAATACCTTTGCCACCAGCCAATGAAGACCGTATCGCTGATCTGGGAAAGTTTGTTCATCGTCAGTTCAAACGAGTACCTGAGTTGGAACCAATGACATGGGAAGAACTGTTGGCAGATGTGCCAAAGAATAGAGTACCAAGAGTGAGAATGGCACGTGATGCATTGCAAACTGGGTGGAGCCAAAAGTATACGATGGCCCAATCTTTTATTAAGTTTGAG